ATCAACTTTGCCTGCACCAAGATAATCAGCCAAAGCACAAAATAGTGCTTGTGCCGATTCTTGTTTTGCTGTTTTATCAATGGCCATTTTATCTTATAATTTGAATGTCTTTACCTGAAGTCCAGATTTCTAATTCTGTTCTTAATCTACCCTCTGCTTTGAGGGTTTCATATCTATTTATAGCTTTGGTCCGCCACCATTCAATTACGTTACTCAATTCGTGTTTATCGTAATTTTCACCAGGTAAAAGTTTATCTGTTTTACAGTTCATGTAATCTACTGTATTCTTAAACCCATAATCAGAAATATAATACCGTTTTTTTTCTGTCAACTTTTTGGCGTTCTCAATCGTTAAAGAGAATGCCTGTCCCTCAGGAGATCCTTTTAAAGCAGCTTTAGTGAGAGCAATAATCTTAGTGAATGTTCTCATCTTTCTACTAGTGGTTGAAGTATCACCACCCAATAAATCTCCAGTAATATTTTCCACATAGTCTTTTAAATCTGTATATCTTTGTCCGTGCATCATTGGCACAATATCCGATTCTGTTAGACCTTTAAATCGAATGTAAGGTTTCATACCATCATATTGTGATACTGATTTAGTACTACCATACAAACTGGTGGTTTCAAACAAACAAAGATTCATACCATATTTCTTATTACAGATTTCTCTTACTTCATGACTGGTGCAAATGGCAGAGAGAAGTTTACCACCTAAGTAATTAAAACCAAAAGGTTGTGATGGTACAATTACGAAACCCATAATACAAGCATCATTAAACCGCTTGGCAGTATTCTCATTTTGAATCCAAACTTGTCCTAGGTAGTCATTACGAGGTTTCATATAGATGACTGGTGAACCCAAACGAATAAATCCTAGAATCTTTCCTGAGTTTTTTTCTTTGACTGCCAATTGTACATTTTTACCAACTGGTGCTTTATTAATGTGTGAACTGGTAATGGCAAGTAAAGGCTCCCAAACATCATTTGGTATTTCACACAGTTCGATACCCATATCTTTTGGATGCATGGAGAAATCAGAGAACAAATCATCCTCAATAGGAAATAAAGAAGATGGTATGTTGGCCACATTCTTTAGTTTCTCATCACGCATGTATTCTTCGGTGCTTCCGATGGTACTAAAGTAATCATCAAAAGCTTTGGCACAATACAATGCTTCATCTCTACTCAATATCATATTTTAAAGTTTTCAAATTTCTTTTTAGGTTGTTGCTCACGGGTACCAAATGTATTCAAAGGTTTATCATGGCCAGCATCAGCAAGGCCATGTTGTGCAGCTTGTTCAACATCATATAGTTTCATTTTTGCTCTATCAACACCAAGTGTAAAACGTTTATACAATGTAGGATCATTATATCGATTCTTCAATTGTTTGACCATGATTTGGCCAAGTTCTTCTAGTTCTTCAGAAGAAATCAAAGCAAACATCAAGTCTGCGGTGGCGGGAAGTCCAAACGATTCAGACGTATCTTCAAGTCCTGGATCACTCGATGTAAATCCGGATCTTGTAGTCTGTGTCGCAGATACAATAGGAACATTATACTCAACAGCGAGGCCTCGTAGTTCTTCTGCAATTGCTTTAACATATGTGTACGAATTAATATTTGCACCAGCTTTAATACGAGCAGAGCAACAGATATTAAGATAATCAACAAAGATAATATCAGGTACAAAAGAACGTTTAAGATTAAGTTCATTTAATAGTGTTCGAAAGTGAATAGTTGAAGCCGATGCCGTTGGGTATTCTTTAATGATTAGTTTGCCAGTTGTTTTCTCACGGACACGGGTAACTTTTTTATCATATATGTCTTTAGGTAATTCCATCAAATCATCAATGGTTACATTCAATAGATTGGCATCAATTCTCTCTGCAATCTTTTCTTCACTCATTTCCAAAGTGATGTAAAGGACATTTTTACCCTGAACCATACACGAAGCAGCCACATGACACATAAAAAGAGATTTACCAACACCAGTCCCCGCCAAAGCAATATTAAGTGTTTTAGCTGGAAGACCACCTTTGGTGATTCTGTTGAAGTAGTCGAGGTCAAAGGGGATTCTTTCTTCTTTTCTGTGATAGAATTCATATCGAGCATCTGAGTCCTGTAAATAATCATGTCCTACGGAGTTGTCAAACGAAACGGCCAAGGCGTCCGATAATATCTTGGGAATCTGACCTTTGTCGTGATTTTTATCCTTACCATCGAGAATTGAAATAGACCCCAATACTGCATTGTAGATGGCTTTTTCTTGGCAGAACTTTTCTGTTTTGTCAACAAGCCATTGAACTTCGGTTTCTGCTGACTTATTTTTCTCAATCTCTGATAGATAATCTTCGCATCTCTGAACTTCATCAGATGAAAGATTTCTCTTTTCTTTGATGGCAATACTAAGTGCTTCAACCGTTGGCGTGTTATTGTAAGCCTCTGTGAATGATGTAATTTCATTGAATAATGTTTTTTCTACGTTATCACTAAAATATTCTAGTCTGATAAATGGTAATACTTTTCTTAAATATTCCTCGTTATAGATGAGGTTCTTCAGTATTGCTGTTTCCAGTTTCATCAATTACTTCCTGTTCAATATTACTGCTCATTAATTCCACAAGTAAATCACCAATGTAGTTCTTAAACTTGTCATCTTTTTCCAATTTTCTTGGCTTATCAACTGGTGATTCTAACACATCATACGCAAAAAGTAAATAGACCAAATCATTCTTTTCCTCAAACTTAACTTTACCATATTTAAATATGGTATCTTTGTATGGTCCTTCTAAAAACTTGATATGAACAGCCGTACCATCATTTTTAGGATAGATAAAACAATAATCTAAGCCTTCAATCATCTTTCACCTCATCAAATCTTTTTTCTTGTATGGTCTTTTCTTTCCATACTTTTCTAGGATTACCACACATTACACATTCAGGATTACCACAGTCCATTGCACGATGTTTGGCAAATTTGTGTGGTTCATCTACCGGCATGCCATGTGATTTTGCAATCTTGGTTTGTTTTTTAATTTGATTTTGAGTCTTTTGAATACGCTTAGAATGTTTTAATTTAGCATCTTCATTACTCATCTTCTGTTCCATTCATAGTTACAACTTCGTCAAATAAATTATCAATACCGCCTTGCATAATTTCACCAGCAGCAATTTGATATTTGTCTGCCACATAATCTTGGAATTTTTTACTGGTGATAATAGGCATCCAGAAATCTTTGGTATCTGTTTCTTTTATTCTGTATTTCTTGGCCTCTATTTCACCGGTAGAAATATCAACTCTACTGTACCACCCGTTAGTAGGCTTAACGACAAGGCCTGAATCAAGTGCCAAATCAAGTAGACCTGACCAGCGGCTAATACCACCATCAAAAGAAACAGTAACAGGAATTTTAGATTTTTCTTTAACATAGCGTGATTTCTCCACGTTAATTATGAAGTTGTAACCAACAACCTCTGTACCTTCCTTTTCTTGCTGGCGACCAATAATAAAAATGTTGTCAGCAGAATAGTAAGAACCGGTTCCACCCCCTACGATATCTTTAGGGAACATACCAATTTCTTTATATGTGTGGTTCACCACAATCATTGGAACATCTTTCATTGTGAGATGTGGTGTTACCATACGAAATAAACTTTTAACTTGTTTGGCACGGGACATATCAGCAACTGATTTGCCTTCTAGTGCATCTTCAACCTCTTTCTTTGAAGCCAAATTACCGATTGAATCAATAACAATAATTAACCTATCACCTCTTTCGAGAGTGGTTAACTGTTGCATGATATCAAACTTTAATTGTTCAATATCAGTAAGAGGTGTATGTAGAACTCGCTCGGTATCAATACCAAAGCTGTCAAAATAAGACTGAGGAGTGCCAAACTCAGAATCATAGAATAATAACGCTGCATCTTCATATTTGTCCAAATAACTTTTTGCCATCAATAAACTAAAGGCAGTTTTAAAATGTTTAGATGGACCAGCCCACATTGTAAGACCTGGTGTTAGGCCTCCATCTAAACGACCAGAGAGTGCCACATTAATAATTGGCACAGATGTCGGAATCATATCCTTTTGTGTGAAGAATTTTGATTTCGATAATATTGCTGATTCTTTAATCGAACTATTCTTTTTAATCTTATCAAGTATACTCATTTATTTTCCTTTTTCACGAAATGCAAACTCAGCATCATAATCATACTTAGGTTCTAATTTTTTAACTGGCTCAGGTTCATGGTGTTCACTATAAATTCCAGGAGCGTGGTGTTCTTGCCTTGGTGCAATAGGCGGCATTGTTTCACCTGTTGCAGAATCAATCACAATTTCTTTTTCTTCTTGTTTAACTTCTTCAATTGATGTAATATTTTCTTTTTCAACTTCAACAAAATCAATTTTCTTTTCTACAAAAACAGGAATATCTATTTCTGTATTTGCTTTTTCTTCTATTTTTTCTGGTGTCAAAGCAACGACAGTATCATCTTTAACAACTGGTTTACCACTTCTCTGTTGCATTGACATATTTGCTGCTATCAATAATAACACAGCTAGCGGGTCAAATACAACCATGATTAACATGATTACCAAACGAACTGCCTTATCAATGGCATTGGCATCATCTGTACCATATACCATATCACCAATGTATTTGATAGGTCCAACTTCTGCCACTAATTTGTTTTCTTCTTTTAATAATGGTAATTTTCGTTTATTAATATCTGCCAATTCTTTTTGTGTTTGTTGAATTTGTCTATCAACATTGGCCGAGGCTGTTTCAGGATTACCAGCACGTTTAAGTAAATATTCTAATCGTTCATTGGCAATCTTTTCTTGTTGTTTAAGTGTTCTTATTTCTACGGAGTTGGCACCGGCTTCTAGTGTGGAATCAATATGTGCTTTGGATAAGAAACCAAAAATACCCATACTTGTAATTACCATTAATATTACTACGGCAGATGTCAAGTATGATTTTAATAAAAGTGGGCAGGTTTTCCAATTACGATAAAGCCATGATGCGGTCACCAACTTACTCATCTCAAGGACCGAGCCCATAAAAACGATTGGCCAAAATGCGCCAGTAAAGATTGCAGCCAAACCAATAATGGAATAATAGGCCGCAATGCCTGATAATAGTAATGCTGATAATAGTGTTAGTATAATCATGAAAAGAAATCCTCCAATGTACTTACCTTTTCTGTTGACCAACCCATACAATCTAAAATGACTTTGATTGGTTCTA